TGATCAGTTTTCTGATTTCCCCAGCCGTAGCCATGGTGTCTTGGCTGTGCTTTTTAACCTGTGCCTCTACGACCCTGCCCTGGCGGAAGGTGTACACCGTGGAGTCATCACCAAAGCGGGCCACATCCACACCCATGATCAGAGGGCCAGTGGCCTCTGCCTGGCACTTGCGAGCGGCCAGCACCAAATCAGGCTGTATGAAGGATTGATCACTGGAAGCCGCAAAGGCCTCTTCTACTGTGGCTGGGTATTCCCGTTGGAATCTTGCCGTGTCCCCGTTAAATTCGCGGATCTTGTCACGGCGCCATGCCATCTGCTCATTGTCGAGCCCATGCAGATCACGGTATTCAGTGTCGTCATCATCCAGGGCGAACCCTTCAGGCACCGGCAGCCGGTAACCGGGCTCCCAGAACCATGGAATGAACACCAGCTCATACTCATCATCACCACCCAAGGCCTGCATGACCTTCTTGTGGTAATAGTTGCCGATGCCATCCGCAGTGGACTCCAAGAACACTTCCGTGCCGGCCTCTTTCGGCACCGCCTGCAGCACGCCTGATGCGTGCTCCTCTGCATGCGGCCAGAAGGCGACCTCGGAGCCATGGAAGTATTGGATCGTTGCAGAACGGCCAACCGCCTTGGATCCTGCTGTGCCGACCTTGTAGCCGCTATCGAGCTTGTCAAAACTCAATTCTTTGGCGTTTGATGCACCGGTATGCGGCTTGATGATTGGATTGTTCAGCTCGTGATAGCGCTGGGCCATCTCAAACAGGTTATCTGTCGCGCCCTGCTCATGGGTCAGGATGAAAGCACGCACGCCCTTGGTGTGAATGGTGCGCCAGTACAAGCGCCCCTCCACATAGGTGGAAATGCCCTGCTGCCGCCCCTTCAGGATGACTATGCGCACCCGGCCAAGCGTCTTCAGCTGCTCCTGGGCCCTCTCATGCAGGTATCTCTGAGCCTTGTTGAGCTGAAAGGGCTGAATGTCGCCCTTCTTGGTTCGGATCTTCAGGCACTTTGCAGAAAAATGACCAAAGTCATCCTTGAGCTTCTGCCTGATGGCCCGCTCCTGCTTACTTAAGCTCGTTGAGCGCATCCTCGTGGCTCATCCCAATGCTGCCTGAGTGCTCAATAGCCTTACGCTTTGGTGCCACGTACTGTGCCAGCTCTTTGTAGCAGTCCTTCGCCAAGTTCATGTGCGGGATGCGCTCGCTTGGTGTCTCAGCCGCTTGCGCATCCTCTTCGGCAAGCTGAGCAAGACGCGCAAGGGACTCAATAGGGCTACAGTCCATTTCTTGCAGCATGGTCTCCACGTCCTGGGTACGCTTGCTCTTGCTACCCTTGGGGCGACCCGCGCCTTTTCTTGCTCCACCGCTAGCCATTTGATTAATTTTGATTCCTTTTCAAAATGAGGAGGCTCAGCCATTCGGCAATCACCCGCAGGTGGCTATCGGATAGCTATTCCTTAATCGTTGCCTTGGATGGCGATTTCTGCACCACCACGGCGTCAAATTTGGGCAGGAGGCCATACGCAGCCACTACCACCCCTGCTGCCGCCACAGCCAAAGTAAGAATGGCGAACAATATGACAAACACCCGAGCCGCCCCTTTGACATAGGAGGTCAGGCCGTTCACTGCGCTCTGTGTGTCCTGCGCAATCTTGGCCACCTCCATGAGATAGCCCACATTGCCCTCAAGCGTCCCCACTCGGTGAGGCAGCTTCTCGTTTTCAAGGGTTTTCACTTGGTGCTCTACGGTGTGGAGACGCGCTTCCAGATTGCCCACTCTTGGGCCAAAGCTGTCCACTTCCATCGCCTCTCTCGTCACGTATAGCTCTCCACCATTGCCGCACTACGAAAGCGACGATAATCAAAATACCTATGCTGATGATTGCGCCCAGGATCAGGCCCTGAAGGGTGTCCCGGACTTTCTTATTCCGCAGAACGGATCGCATCGACCAGTCCGTTATGGCGTGTTGCGCAGTCGTTGTAGGTGGCCTTCCACTGGTTCATGGCCAGGGCCACGGAACGGGCTGTGCCGTCACTCAGCGGCGCCAGCTTCACCGGGCACTTCGTCAGCAGGCTCTGCTGATAGGGCTTCGGCTGATGCTTCTGGCCCCAGATTGAGCAGCCGGACAAGCTCAGGCTCAAAACAAACGCGCTGATAAACAGGCTTAACCACTTCACGGATAACTCCCCGGTCGATGACCGTCTGGTTGGCCTTGAGAGTGGCCAGCTTGGCCTCTACCTCTTGCGCAATTCCGGATTCACGAGCCATGGCCGCTTTGATGGCTTTCTGGGCGCCCTTCAGTTCGGATAGCTCTTGGCTGTCTTCGTAGAGACCCCGGCCATACCAGCCACCGAAAGCGATGCCGCCGACAATGGCCAGTACCGCCAGATATGGGCCGCCTTTGTTGAGCAGGGTTAACCAGGTCATTTCTGCTCCCGGCGCCATTGCCAAAATTTAATCAGGGCCGGCGGGATAGCCAGAAACGCCCCGTAAGCCGTGGCCGTGCCGCCGCTGATGTCAGGCGGATTGTCTCCGAACACCCGGTAGGTCACCCAGGCGAACGCTACAGCCCCCTCAATTAGCAGGACCAGGACCACAAGGGCGTTGCTGCTGATGAACTGGTACAGGCGGGCCATTAGTAGCTCCACACCCAAGGGCGGGGCCGGCCGGCTTCATGCTTCAGGTCATCCAGGTGGATAAAGCGACCGTCGCCCTTCTGATTTACGCCGATCCCGGTAAAGCCGTGCTTCAGGGCCAGCTCGATGATTTTCAGGGCATCACCGCCACTGACTGCAATATCAGCAGCCCGGCCACTGGCATGCGCCCCTGGGGAGGCTTTGCGGGCCTCAATGGGGTGAGTCGGGTGCCTGTAACCGCTGGTAACGGTCATGGCCCTGCCGTACTCAGTGCGCAGGGCCTGCAGCTTTTCCATAAAGCCCGGCTTCATGCCGTTCTTGCCGGTGTGGGAGCACACAAATTCATGCGGCTGGAAGTTGGCGAATCTGTCCCAGTCCATTGCATGCTCCAGAAACAAAAAAGCCCCGGGCGGTCGGGAGACTCCCAACCCATCGGGGCAGAAAAAGAAAAACCCGCTCAAGGCGGGTTTTGGGGATGCTGGCCAATGGGTTCGGGGGAAGGGTCGGCCAACGAAATCAAATTGTTACTTCGAATCAAAAATGTCTGAGCCCATGGCAATCTCAAGACGCTTACGGCGCGCCTCTTTCTCCGCCTTTTTGGCCCAGACAATCAGCGCCTGAATATCGGGAACCGGCTTAAACCATTCCCCTCTGATCCGGTGCTTTATAAATCTTGCGTGGAGTCGCCCCTCAACCTCTGGCGCACCAAGCATTGCGGTTTCAATCCACAGCTTTTCGGCACTGCCAGTCTGGAGATACACAGCTCTTTCTGTGGGGTCGATGGATTGGCCAATCTTTATCGGGCCATCCTCGCCTGATCGCATGAAATAAATCCATGTCTTGCCCTTGGGCGGCTCAGGGAATCGAGCCAGGGCCTTCTCCAGATACTTTTCGCGGCACCCAACACAATAAAGGGCTGATACATGGGTTACGTTTTCGCAACCCTCGGCACCGCAAAACGCCGTCAACTGGGCGAACTCTTGCATCTTTCACCTTTCTACCGATTCTGGTTCGAACTGTCAATATTTCCAGCGTAATTTGTACAGCGCTGTCTATTCGTCCTGTATCTTGGCGGCGATGAAGCTCAGTCCGCACTTGCGAAGCATTGAGACGGTGCTCTTTGCCGTTTTGCACACCCTGCTGATCTTCGGTATCTCCCACTCGTGCATGTAGTAAAGCTGTAGAACCAGCGCCTCATCAGGCCTTGCATCTTCCAGCTGCCGCCATGCACGGTCTATCTCCAGCGCCTGATCGTCACTAATGCAGGCCTCCCGAACCGTGCTCTCCCCCTCGATGTTCATCGCAGCCGCCATGATTGACCGATACTTGGCCGGCACCCCGCTGCCTGTTCTGGCCCACAGACAGAACTGCTCCAGAAGAACCTCCGTCTTCGCGATTGATTCATCGCGCCCTGCAGTCGCTCTGGCCTCTTGAAAAGCCTCCGAGAAATCAGGTTCAGCTTGTGCGTGTACCAGTGCCATCCGCCCTCTCCTTCGCCGCTTCCAGTAACCGTTTGATAACGTCGATCGCCGTACCGTTGGTGACCATTTCCGTGCTGCACCGGTAAACCACCCAGCCCAGCAGCTGCGCTTCGCCGTATTTCTCCAGATCCGCCTGGAACCCGCTCCCCCGGTTGTGGCGGCCACCGGTCCAGATGCCGCCCTCCACTTCCACCGCGAACAGCAATTCAGGCCAGGCGAAGTCAAATCGCCAGCGGCGGGTCGGGTGGAATCGGTGCTCTCGGACCCATCCCGCCACCTTCTCGGCCCGCAAATCCAGGGCCAGCGCCTCTTCGCCTTTGCTTTTCTTCATCGGTGATAATTCTCAATTTCCATCAACACATCCGCAGGCACCGGTAACCAGTCAAACTGGCGCCGGTAGTGCGCCACATGCCCTGCAAAAATGGCCTTCTCAAGCTCTTTGCGGGTCACGTCCCGGGCTTCGCCGTAATAATCCAGAATGAACTGGGCGGTATTCTTATCGATTGCCGCTTCATGCCGGTGGTGACGCGGGCACAATGGGATTACAAAGTCGTTCCCGATGTGGATTTTGTTGTGCCTGGCAGTGCTGCCGATGCAGTGGTGAATCTCTGCCGGCGCGCCACAGCAGGAACAGCCCTGCTCTACAAGCCAGTCCCACCAGTGCTTTTGGTGCGCTGTTGGTGCTTTTCCGCCTTTCATTGATCCACCTGATACGCCGCGCAATACCAAACAACACAACCCGCATAGGCCATGCCGATCAGCTGAAACACCGGATCCAGCCAGTGCAAGAATCGCTCGCCAAAAATCAGAGTTTCTACCGAGGCCTCCATTGCATTGAATGCCACGTAAAACAGGAAAACCGTCAGAACCGCAACAACCGGATTACCCTTTGAAGAAATCGCGATAGCTGAAGCCGATTTTTTGATTGCTTTCATCTTTCCACCCTCGACAGTTCGTTGGGCTCCACCTCAGCCTCTGGCCAGTGGAACCGGGCAAATTTCAACGCCTCGGCGCGGTCTATCGCTTCGCCTACCATGTAGGCCAGACGCTTGCCGTGGCGGGTTACTAGCCAGCAGCGGTACATCACTGCTCTCCTTATCTTTTTCGCTTTGCTCTGGTCAGCTCACGGCTTACGCGGGGAAGTCTGCCGAGCATGTCCTCAGGCAGAAGACCTTCATTGCAGTGCGGGCAGCATGGCGCTTGATTCTTTGTTCTCCAGATTTCATCCAAAGCCTTTACTGCACGGCTTCTAGCGGTCGCCGCCTCAGCTTCTTTGATTTCCTGCTCCCTTCTTTGTAGACGCTTTACTGCACCATCTATGTTTTCCGAAAGGGCCTTAAAGGCATCAAATGGCTCCACATTTTTTTCGCAGTCCTTGCACCAGATTCGGCGCTCCTGGCTGTCGTAAACCAAATTGAGATGGCGGCAGCTCTCATACGGTCGGCGCGATAGGCCTCTGGCAATACGAAGATCGCCTATATCTACCACCTTCAAGCCAGCCGCAAACTCCTGTGGATCTATTGGAGCATCAGACATCAAACCACCCCCAGCGCAGCCAACTGCAGAACGATTGCCAGACCGCAGATTGCGGACCAACCCCATGCCTGAACCTCAAGTGCGAGGAACAGGGCGAACACCGTTGCCACAAGGACAAGAATTGCCATGGTTATTTGTTTGCCTCCCGGTATTCGGCGTAGACGGCCTGAGCCTTCTCGCTCCAGTGGATGCCGCTTTCTGAGCCGTACGAATAGATCAGCTCGATCAGCTCCGAGAATTCTGCCTTGCGCATCTTGCTGGTGCTGTGGCCGAGCATGACCACCCCGCCATCGATGCCCATGGCGATGCGGTTTTCTCGCTTCAGTGCTGCGGTAAACACGTCCTTCCACTCTTCCCGGGTGGCCGTGCATTTCTCGCCGTTGATGATCAGCGTGCATTGGCAGGCCACGTCCTCCAGCAGACACCAAAGTTTCGCGTTCTGGTCCAGGGACCGCTTAGGCTCGCGCAAGGCAAGCTCCAGTGATTCGCGCCCCTTTCTGAACTGCTCAGCCAGCAAGCCTTCCGCATGATCCAGGGCGCGCTTGAAGTTGTCCTCACGCAGCCGGTATACCTTCTCTCTGCTCATGCGCACCCCCGGTACTTTGGCGTACAGATAACCAGCGCCTGACGCTTCCCGGCCTCAGACTGGGGCACCACGCGCCACCGGTACTCCTCTCCGCTACCGGCGCGAACAATGACGTGGGCCTTGCCGGTGGTGTTTGTCAGCCACTCCAGCTCTTCCACTGCTGCCTCCGGGTCGGTGAATACGGTCATAACGCCCCCGACAAATACCGCGCCACGGCGCTCTGCTCATGCTGCGCCACCAGATCCGCTACGTTATTCGGCGCCTGACCCGGCAGGCACCAGCGGGAAAAGCGGCCCTCGCCGATCAGCTCCACCAAGCCCTTGTCGCGCATGTTGACCAGGACGTACTGAGCCTTTTTCGGTGGCAGGCCCAAGCATTTGGCCACCTCGCCCCGACTCATTGGCCCGTCTTGCAGCAGGGTGAGGATTCGGTCTGTGTGGGTCACGCCGCCCTCCCCGCTTTCCGCGCCATGGCTGCCCGTTGTGCCGCTTCGCAGCGCAGACAGCGGGGCCAGTTGCCAGAATCCAGCATTGGCCAGTGGTTATTGCTGTACAGGTGGCGCCCACAGCTCGTTTCCCACATGAAGATCGTCACTCCTGAATATGGGTTTGTTGTCTCGCCAACCCTCTTCATGAAGTGGGCTTTGTGGTTCACGTTGTGCACCAGCCAGTCCTCATCCCGGTCATTCGCCGGTCCGAATGCAAACTTGTCAGTCATGCCGCCTCTCCCTTTGCCTGCTTACGGGTCATGGCCGCCCGCCGGTTCCCGCTCAGTCGGTACTCAATGTTCAGTGTGCCCGTTACCGGGCAGATGCTGCGGCGGGCACGGGTGATGTGCTTCAGGTCTTCCAGCTCGCGCAGCCGGCGGCACAGGGTCTGCACCATCAGCCCAGTGTCGCGGGCAATGACGTTGCGAGTAGCGCCAAACTGGTATCCGTACAGGTACTGCCGGATTCTTTCGCGTTGGGTTGCTGCGTTGTGTTTCATGCCACGTCCCCTTTGCTGTCCAGTTGGCCAGCCACTTGACCCAGCGCGTCAGAGAGGCGCATGGGGCCCTGTTTTTTCTCGGTGCCCTTTTTCATCACCTGCAAGCAAAGCTTCGGCTTACCGATAAGGCGGGGCTCTTGCACAAATTCCTGGTGCTCACCGCTGTTGCTCGCCTCAGTCATGCCAAGCAACTTCGCCGGGAACTGTTCGGGCGGACGACTCAGATAGCCCATGAATCGCTTCACGAACTCGTTACCCTTGAACGGCAATTCCTTCTCGGTGACTTCGCAGAGCTTGATCCAGCCGCCCATGTCCTCGATAGCGGCCATGGTGCGGTGGTCATCGAACACCACGGACTCATACGGGCCCACGGAGCGAATCGCTTGCTCTACGGCTGACCAGGCAGACAGGGCCCGAATATCTCCATCGCCCTCGATGTGACGCACGATGTCGGCAGGCTTTGGCGCAAAATCGCCGTGCTTCGGGTCGTTGATGTGCGCGGTCAGGCCTTGCTTGATCTGCTCGATGTCGAAGCGCTGCAGGGCCTCAAAAATCAACTTGAGTGCGCCATCGCTTGGCTGCTTGCCGTACACCTCGCCAACCAAACTCCAGATTTCGATAAACGCCGGGTAATCACTGGGGGTCATAGTTGATACCTCGCTCAGCAGCCATGCGAATGGCGCGTTCTCGGGGGGTTTCCGTGGTGCCGCCGTTGCCCACAGCTTTCGGCGGGGGCGGTGTCCAGTCGTTCAGGTAATGTTCATCAGGGCCGAAGAACGTGGATGCCTGCTTGACGTACTCCGTGCCCAGCTTCCCGGTGACAGCGCAGAACCGGGCATACCGGGCCACGCCGTCAGCAATGGCCTGCGGGTCGGCACCGGCCTTGATCCTGGCTTTCCACGCCTTGAGGGCCGCTTTCTTGGGATTGCCGCCTGCACGCTTCGGGTAGTCAGCCCACAGCTGCTCGAATTCGGGGGGGTATTCGTCTTCAGCCCCCTGGGGGGCTTGGGGGGATTCTTCTCTTCTCTCCTCTATCTTCTCTCCTCTATCTTCTCTTCTCTATCTTCTCTATCGGTTTTGCATGGGTTTTCGCTGGGTTTCCCATGGGTTTTTTCTGGGTTTCCTTTGGTTTTCCCATCGGTATCCTGTTGGTTCTTTCTGGGTCTACCGCCGCGCTTCCCATTTTCCCAATTGGCAACCAGTGAAGCGTTGTGTTCTGCCCAGCCTGTAACGGTCAATTCATTGCCATCACGCTCAATGAATCCGCATTCGGTCAGAGCCGAGTCCAGCGCATCAGCATCACCAGGGAACCGGCAAATAGCCTTCACGGCAGCAGGCGGCAGAGAATCGAATTCCGACTTCTTGCGGTTCTGGCAATGGCCCCACAAGCGAATCAGGTACAGGGGGCCAAGCTCGTCACCGCCAAGCAGATCCACCAGCATTCTGGTCTTCCAGTGGTCCGGCATATCTGGATCAATAATCACATTGCCTCCCACTGGATTCTGTTTCGTTGATTTGGCATAGTTATCTCGCTCACAGCACAAAAGCCCGGCCTGCCTCCTACAGCTGCCGGGCTTTTTCTTTATCGATTAGCTACCAATTTCTGGTCATCTTCTGCGTGCTTGCGCAGGCTCATTTCCACCCGCTCAAGTGCATTCCGGTATTCCGTGATCTTCTCGGCATGGGCCAGCAGTTCGGCTTTGCTGAAGCTCTCCACGCCCTTGCTGCCGATCCGGAAGAAGGCGCTATCCAGCTGGGCATCCAGCGCCCGCTCTGCTTCCAGCAAGGCCAGGGTGCTACCCTCTACAGCGTCCATCGGTGCCTTGGCGGGAGTCAGCAGCACGCGCGCCGCCAGCCCATAAGGCTCTGGTAGCGCCTCAATGACAGAAAGAGCCACATCAAACGGCAAGTTTGTGGCTGAATCCGGGGCCAGGTATCGCCCCAGCTTGCGATAGCAGGCGCGCGCATCTTTCGGCAGATCGGTCGAGCGGCGCATACCGCCTCGGTGGTGGTGAAGATGCACCTGGAGGGCCATTTCCTCGTGCGTGAACTCCGTTTGAAGTACGGCACGCTCATACAGCCAGTGCAGGACTTCGCTCGACTCTACCAAGTGTTGCGGCACGCTCCGCAGGACTTGCTCGACCTTCTCCATTACCTTCTCTCCCATGGATGACTTACTTGCTGAAATACAGCTCGTTTTGTGCGCTGTGCTACTCTTTGCGGTGCCGGGGTCGCTAACCCCGGCTGTCGCCAATAGCACGGCGGCTAAAGGGCATCCCCGGAAAGGGAGAGAAGACGGGTGGAATCTTCGCGACGCCGGCGTTACGGGCGTCCAACCGTCTGACCTCTCCCCTTCGGGGCTGTCCGAGGGCGATTGCGGCGGTGCCGCTCTGCGCCCCAGCTGGACCCGCCATCCTAGGCAGGCGACCAGCGAGCGCCCCGCAAGGCGCTATATAAATCAGGTCTTCCATGACCTGGCCGGCCAGGTCGCGACCATGGGGATAAGCCATGAAATCGCGTCTGACCATCGAGGTACGGGTCGATGTGGCAAAGGTGATTACTGCGATCTCGGGATTGCTGCTCACCTTGCACTTCATCTGTTCGCACCTCTAAAGACCTGCCCGGTAGCCGCAAACTGCCGGGCAGGCACTCAATTCATTGCCCGGCTTCAGGCGGCGGATTCTTCCCAGGGAAATCCCGGACACAGATCGCGGCGGGAAACCCCGGTCTCCTGCTCAATAAGCACTGCGCGAGCTGGAGGGACCGGGCGTTCGTCGTTAAGCCACTGGTGAACAGTCGGAGCCTTTACCCTGGCGACACGGGCCAGAGCAGCCTTGCTGCCTGCTATTTCGGCGGCCTTTGCTACCGCTTCACTTGGTTGCATTGCGGGTTCCTCTATTTGCAATGGCTCAAATATAAGGCATTGCCTTATCTGATTGCAAGCCATTGCCTAACCACAGGTGAAATAGCGTTTAATTAGGCAATGCTTACAGGTGAAGAACTGGGCCGAGCCATAGAGGCCGCCCGAATCAAAAAAGGCGTTACCAAGGTGGAGTTGGCGGCCCAGTTCGGCGTTAAACCTCCGTCCGTTACCGGCTGGGTGAAAACCGGTCGAATCGGGAAAGATACGCTTTACAAACTGATGGATTACTTCTCAGAAGAGGTTGGCCCAGAGCATTGGGGGCTGCGCCAGGCAGAGGTGGTCAACTTTCCTTCAACCAAGAGCCTCCCGGCCACAGAGGGCATGGTTGTCATAAAGCGGTACACGCAAAAAGGCGGTATGGGTAACGGCCAGGCGGCAGAGCCGTTCCCTGATGTGGTCGACACAATGCGCGTAAGCCAGGAGTGGCTGAGCCGGAATGTCATCTACTCCAGCCTGGACAACCTTGCGCTGATAACTGGCCTGGGTGACAGCATGGAGGGCACCTTCAGTGACGGGGATGTGCTGCTCGTGGATCGGGGTGTTTCAGAGGTGAAGCTTGATGCCGTCTACGTCCTTTCTCTGCACGACGAGCTTTACATTAAACGCTTGCAACGACGCCCAGATGGCGCCCTGCTGATGATTTCTGATAACGACAAGTATCCGCCTTATGTTATCGAGAACAAGGATCGTGATGCCTTCAGGGTGGAGGGTCGCGTTCTACTTGCCTGGAATGCTCGAAAGCTTTGAGGTCAGCTACCAACAAGCATCTCGCAGTTTTTCTCCTGAAACTTGTTTCTTGCCAGCATGTCGGTGACCTGCTCATCAAGAACCTCTCCATTTTTTACTACAAGCCCCTCCATCGCCGAATCCTTTGCGACCTCGTAAACCCTTCCAAGCATAAAGTCTGCGCTGGGGCCCTGGATTGACCATAGAACAGCAAGCGGCACCGTTTTGCTGATGTCCTCTCTTTCAATTCTGCCGTCCATTGCAGCTTCAATGAATCTCTTTCCTCTCCTGTACCCCTCCTCAAATAGTGCAGCTTGATAGACATCATCATTAAATGTTCCTGCCAGCGCCGAACACTCAAATGCTACCCATAGCGCCCTTCCGTCTTTTGCGTAGATTGGAGATTCTTCTTTTTTGTCATTAGACCAAGATGCCAATGGAAGAATTACCAATACAAATATCGCTGCCAATTTTCTCATGATTCCCTCAGCAAATTCATAATTTAAAGATCATATCTCGTAGAGCCTCGCCAGTCCTTACAGTCATTTCGGGCCAACTTCCATCGCACTTAAAAAAATAAGGCATTGCCTATTGCAATAAGATAAGGCAATGCCTTATTCTGATCCCACGCTAAACGAACAGCCCGGAGCCAGAAATGAGCGCAGCCTACCAAGTCAGCCCCGCAACCGGATGGGAACAGCCGGCAGACGATCTGGATTTCCTGGATGTCGATTCCGAAGAGTTTGACCGGATCGAAGAGGAAGAGCTGATGCTGACCGGCGCTGGCCGGGTTATCGAACCGGAACAGCTTTGGGCAGCCCTTCGCCGCAAGCCTGAGTTCCGCGCCGTTCTGGACGCCGTAATCACCGAAATGATGGACGACGAGCGCTACCAGCAGGCCCGCGACGAGCGCATGAAGCTGGACGCACAACAACGGATGGAGCTGTAAGCCATGAGCATTGCACGAGTGATTGAAGCCCTGACGGAACAGGCGCTGGCTGACGTGAAGGTGGTTGTACATGAGCTAACCAGAATGGGGACAGCCAACCATATCCGCACCGAATGGAATGGTCGCTGGATGATGGCCTCTCTGGAGCACGGCAACGGCAGCCTGCAATGCATGGTGATTAACCGTGCCATGGCGCTGATTGATGCAGCTATCTCCGCGAAGGTTGGCGGTCAGTGGCCTGCACCCTCCCCTCTGCTCATTTACCCGCAGCAGGTGGCCGCATGAGATACGGAAACATTGTTCTCGGTTCCGCCGTTGCGATGGCTCTGCTGGCCATCCTGTGCATGGCCGGGGAAATGGACTACCAGGACGCACTGATAAGCGAGCAGCACACCTGCGAAATGGTGCGCGATGGAATCTGGCCCGCTGAGCAGGCCGAAAACTACAACTGCGCCGAGCCGGTGCAAGTGGCAGGAGTGGAGTGATGGAGAAAGTGAAAGCAAATCCGCCAACTCCTGGGCTGCTTTACCACTACACGTGGTGGCAAAACGGCGGGCCAAATTCCGGCGTCTGCAAAGTTTTGGAGCTGGATGGCGATTACGTCCGATTCAAGCCCACATGCGCTAAAGAGAAGCGAATATTGCTTCGGCATGTAGAGCTGGTCCCGGTAAACAAACAACCCTAACGACAGAGCGCTGATCTGTTGTTTTGCGGGGTCCGCCCCGCCTTTTATTCGAGCAAGGAGCAGAGCATGAACGCGATTGCACAGACCAACGGCTTCGCCCTGAAGCCAACCAGCATGCAGGAAGCCATGGCTTTTGCTAAGCAGATTTCCAGCAGCCAGATGGTGCCGAAGAACTATCAGGGCCGGCCTGACGACACCCTGGTGGCCATGATGATGGGCAGCGAGCTGGGCCTGAACCCGATCCAGGCACTGCAGAACATCGCCGTCATCAACGGCAAGCCCGCTATCTATGGCGACGCCCTGCTGGCCCTGGTACAGAACCACCCCAAGTTCGGCGGCCATGAAGAAAGTTTTGACGAGCAGACCATGACAGCCACCTGCACCGTCTGGCGCAAGGGTGACGACAAGAAGCACACCGTCACCTTCAGCCGTCAGGACGCCGAACACGCGAAGCTGTGGGGCAAGCAGGGCCCTTGGCAGCAGTACCCCAAGCGGATGCTGATGTGGCGCGCCCGTGGCTATGCCCTGCGGGACAAATTTGCCGATGCCCTTGGTGGCCTGATTACCGTGGAAGAGGCGCGTGATATTCAGGAGGAGCGCGACATCACCCCGCGTGAGGCTGACAAGCCGCAGGCACTGCCCCATTACCCGGCTGGCGACTTCGAGACCAATTTCCCGAAGTGGGCGCAGCTGATCAAAACAGGGAAACGCACCGCCGACGAAGTTATCAACATGGTGGAGAGCAAGGCTCCACTTACCGAAGAGCAGGCCCAACAAGTCCGGGCCGTGGAGCAAGGGGAATAACCATGCAGATTAAAAATGTATCCCAGGGCAGCCCGGAATGGCAGGCCCTTCGCGCCAACCACAATACCGCCAGCGAAGCACCGGCCATGATGGGTAAGAGCAAATATCAGTCACGCACCGCGCTGATGGAGCAGAAAGCCACCGGCATGGCGGAGGAGGTCACCCCGGCCCAGCAGGCCATCTTTGACCGTGGCCACGCTGCTGAAGCTGCTGCGCGGCCTATCGCTGAAGAAATCATTGGTGAAGAGCTGTTTCCGGCCACTGCGCTGGACGATGACGGCGTTCTGCTAGCCAGCTTCGACGGCGTGACCATGCTGGAAGACGTTATCTGGGAGCACAAGCTGATCAACGACAAGCTGCGCTCTGCCACCGTGGACACCCTGGAAGAGCACTACAAGATCCAGATGGATCAGCAGCTGCTGGTGAGCGGTGCCGAAAAATGTCTTTTCATGGCCAGCGACGGCACCCGGGATGACATCAACTACCTGTGGTACACCACCACCCCTGAGCGCCTTGCAGCCATCAAGGCAGGCTGGGATCAGTTCAACGCCGATCTGGCCGAGTACCAGCCTCGCGAGCAGGAACAGGCGGCCACTGCAACGGTTGCTGAAGACCTGCCGGCAGTCTCTGTGCAGGTATCCGGCGAGCTTTCCATTGTGGACAACTTCGACCGCTTTGAAGGCGCACTGAAGCATTTCATTGCTGAGGTGCTGGTCAACGATCCTCAGACGGACGATGACTTTGCCACTCTTGAGAACCAGGTGAAGCAGCTGAAGAAGGCCGAAGAAGCACTGGACTCCGCTGAGGCTCAACTGCTGGCTCAGGTGGAGACTGTAGACACCGCCAAGCGCCGCAAGGACATGCTGCACAAGCTGGCCCGTGACAACCGCCTGATGGCCGAGAAGCTGGTGAAGAGCCAGAAGCAGGCCATCAAGCTGAAGATTGCCCAGGACGGCAAGCAGGCAGTCGAAGACCACGGTGCCAAGGTTCAGGCAACGCTGGACGGCTACACCCTGCCCCGCGTCTCCACGGACTTTAACGAGGCCATGAAGGGCAAACGCACCATCACATCCCTGCGTGATGCTGCTGACAACGAAGTGGCCCGGGCGAAGATCGCCATCAACGAATACGCCGACCTGATCCGCACCAACGCGAAGATCATTGCCGAGGCTGGTTACGAGTTTCTGTTTGCGGACCGTCAGCAGCTGGCACTGAAAGATAGCGAGCTGGTGAAGCTGGAAGTCGAGAGCCGCATCAACAACCACAAGATGGAAGAAGAGCGCCGTCTGGAAGCGGAGCGCCAGCGCATTGCTGCTGAGGAAAAGGCAAAGGCAGAGCGCGAGGCGCAGCAACAATATGAGGCCGAATCCATGGCTCGAAAGCTTGCTGAATCTCCTGCCACTACACCTGAGCCGGAAAAGCCCGCCCAGGTGAAAAGCGAGCCACGCGCTGAATACAAAGCGAAGGATGAACCGGTGCGCCCCTCTGACCAGGACATTCTGCGCGCCATCGCCGCCGAGTTTCAGGTGGACGTGCACACCGCCGCCAGCTGGGTACTGGAAATGAATCAGCAGGAACTGGAACGGGTCGCCTAATTCATGGCCCCAGCGGGCGGTGGGCAACACCCGCAGCCAGGGCGCCCGGCTCCTTGCCCCCTCTAAACCACGGAAGGCCGTGGGGATAGTTAAGGCGCGAGGGGAGTGAAATTCAGGGCGTGACCTGGTGGACGGCGGGGAAAGACCCGCATCCATTCAGACAACGGAGAGAGATACATGGAAATCAGCGCCACGAAGAAAGTTCAGGTGAACGCCAAAACATTAAAGCTGCACCTGAAGGTTTGCGATCGCTTCACTGCCGAAATTGCAGACAGCGACAACGAAACCATCTGGGAGCAGGACGATGGATATGTGCCCGACTTCATGCCCGGCGAGCACTACGGTGATTACGTGATTCTGGATATTGATTTGGATTCTGGTCGAATCACCAACTGGGATGTTCCTACTCCCGGCCAGATTGAAGAACTGATCAATTCCAAGGAAGAGGACTGAATCATGGCCCGTGGAGTTAATAAAGTAATCCTCATCGGCAACTTGGGCCAAGACCCGGAATGTCGGTTCATGCCCAGCGGCGGAGCAGTCACGAATGTGACGCTGGCTACCAGCGAAAGCTGGAAGGACAGGCAGACCGGCCAGATGCAGGAAAGAACTGAATGGCATCGCCTGGTCTTCTTCAACAAGTTGGGGGAGATTGCCGGTGAGTACCTGAAGAAGGGCAGCAAGGTTTATGTGGAAGGCTCCATCCGCACCCGCAAGTGGGAGGGCCAAGACGGCCAGCCGCGCTACACCACCGAAATCGTGGCCAGTGAAATGCAGATGCTGGACGGACGTGGCGACGGGCAGGCAGCAGGCCAGCAAGACTATCGCGGACACAGCGGCAGCAACCAGACCAACCCGTCTTATCCGCCGGCTCAGGGCAGCAATGAGCCGCCTGACGATTTTGACGACGGCCAAGACATACCGTTTTGAGGTGACCCATGGCCCTGCACGGACAAGTAATTAAACCCCTTGTAAGACTCGGCCCTTCGCCCGGCGAATGCTGGGAATGGCAGGGCCGAATTTCACCGAGTACCGGTTACGGCAAGAAACAGTTCCACGGCAAGGCTCTGCTTGCACACCGGTGGATGTGGGAACAGCTGTTCGGGCCGATTCCAGAAGGAATGGTGATTAACCACAAGTGCAGCAACCGAGCCTGTGTCAATCCACATCACCTCGAAGTGGTTACCCAGGCCGAGAACTGCCGGCACGGGGATGGGTGCAAGCTCAGTGCCGAGCAGGCGGCTGAAATCAAGGCCGCAAAGAAAAGGAAGAAGTGGGGGGACGCCACCAAGCTGGCCCGAAAGTTCGGCGTTTCTCCTGCGCTTATTCACGACATCTGGAACGGGAGAGCATGGAAATGAACCTCCACCCCGCCACAGTGCACCAACTCCTTCATCACCGGATAGAAGGATTGGGGGCACAGGAAAGAACAGAACAGCGTGCCCAGCGCTTGGTGCTGGTGAAGGTCGGCAAAGGCAAGAAGGTGCCGCTGGCATTGCGAGAGACAACGGCCTTTGTGGCCAGGGAGACTGACAAGTGAACGCAATTGAGCTGATAGCAGCCCTCAAAGGGGCAGATGGCGAAACCGGGCTTGAACTAATTGAGCGGCTTCAGTGCGGGCAGATTGATTGCTCGGTATTGCCGACCGGCAAAGAAAATGCAGTCCTGCAGGCCCAAATCTGGGCGCAAGAGGCGCGCACCCAGAAAGGCATTGTTGAGGAAATCGGCAAGCTGGTTGGCTGTGCCAATGACTGGGAAATGGTCGGGGCCGTGAAAGCCGCCCTTAGCGCCAATGGTGGGGAGGCGGTGCCGCTGGCAGGCATTGTCCAAGTGGCCAGCACCTGCTTTAAGCAAGTTCTCCCTTGGGATGAAGCGAAACGACAGCATGCGTCAATCTTGTCAGCAAGCGATAGCCTTGGCTCACCCGGCGATGACGCGGAGCTGATACCCCTCTACCCCGCCCCGCCATCTTTTGCGGTGCCTGAGGCTGTGACAGATTCAATGGTTATGCGTGGCGCTGAATGGCTCCACGACCATGGTTTATCTATTGATGGCGACCCGGCCAGCGCAACTGATCAGATGCAGGAGATCGCGGAGGGCCTGTTTAGTGCCATGCTCACCGCCGCCCCACAGCCCGACCATTCCGGTTACACCTCCGAAGTAGCGGATGATCTGCCCGGCATGTGGGATCAGTCAGACTTTTCTGGTGGCGAGACTGATGTGCTGCCACCCAAGCACCACACGCTCAAAACTGACCCGGCTGTTTATGACCGTTCCGCTATGGGCCGCAAGCCATGGGAAATACGTCTTAACGACCGTGACTATCAGGTCGGCGACACCGTAACCCTGCAAGAGACAAAGCATAGCGGCGCGGAAATGCAGCAAGGCGCGCCGCTGGAATTCACAGGAAACGAGATTACCGGACAGATCACCTACGTTCTTCGGGGCCCGAAGTACGGCTTGGCTGACGGATGGTGCGTCTTCTCCGTTGAGCCCGACCATATTGCCGACGCCGGGAAGGTGGTGCCGTCAGATTGGGAAGGCTGGGCCTGCCATAAAGCGGGAAAAATGCCGCGACTCTACGGCGAGAAAAGTATAGCCGAGGTGAACTGCGACACTGAAAACGGCGAGCGGCTGGTATTCCTCTCCGCCGCACCCTCTGTGCCGGAGAACGAGGTTAAGGCGCGAGGACTTGAGGAGTACGCAGACCAGCTTGACGTGGTATTTGCGAACGCTCAGGAAGCTGGTGCGACCGACTGCCCAGCATGGCACGCCGGACAGTTCGCGAAGGACGCTCGGAAGCAAGCCGCCCGCCTCCGCACCGCTGGCGACGAGGGGGAGGGGGTATGAGTAAATGGATTTCACACCATAAGTGCGAGTGCGGATTCAGAAAGAAGTTCGCCTTTGATAAAACTTTCTTTGCTCACGATGACGCCTGCCCCAAATGCGGCGAGTTCCAGTCGGATATGGAGCTAGTGGTGGAGCGGTGGGTGAGCCTAGCGAAATGGTGGAACCCGCTTACATGGAGCAAGGGTTACTGGGTGCCCCGCCCCACCCATAACGGAGGTGAGAGCGAATGAGCGAAATAATGATGGGCGTTCTGCGTATGCCAGATGATCTTTTCTGGAGTGAAGACCCGATCACTCGTGCCCAGCACAACAGCATTCGCAAAGAGGCGGCTGACGCCCTCGCAGCGGCTGAGGCGAGGATTGCGGAGATGGAGAGCCAAGTATTGCTCCCAGGTGTTATGCGCTGCGCCAAGTGTGACCTCCGATTGCTGCGAACCAATCTGAATCTAGCTTCCGGCACTGCCACCGCTGGCCACAGCAAAACGGGGCCCTGCCCAAATGGCTGCAGGCCATTATGGCCTGTTACAGAACGGGAAGAGCGGAAGGAATTGCAGGTTCTGGTGGATAAATACCATGACCGCATTGCGGAGCTGGAGAAATCCAGTTTCACCCAGGAAGAACTTAACATCATCCGGCAGTGGCATAACGCTGTTCAGGACCGTAGCCCCGATTACCTGAACGCAGATGGATTTGATGATCAGCGCGTTTTTCGCAAGGTATCCGCCCTGCTGGAGCCGAAATGAAACGCCTACTGCGCCGCTGGCTGTGGCAGCCGATCCGGCACCGGTACGCGCCGGCACCCTATGCACCCGCCTGCCCTTTCTCCGTGCGATACCGCACCCAGGATGGCCGGGAGTACGAATGCCACGCGGAAACCTTTACCGAAACAGCGGTGCTGGCCGAAACCATGACCAAGGCCGGCATTCAAGTAACCAGCTGGGGCGACCGTAACGGGGCGCCGGGCGCTATCAGCGCACAGAGCCTGCATTGAGGTGATCCATGAAAGACAACCCCAACCTGGTAACCGAGGAAGAACTGCTGGCCTGGACCCACTTCAAGACCCGGGCGCCGCTGATTCGCTGGCTGGACCAGCAGGGCATTGAATACCACCGGGGAGCCGGCGGGCGCGTTTGCACTACCCTGCAGGCCCTGAATTCCCGTGGCAGCGCCAACGATGACGGCTTGGAGTTTGCCTGATGGGTCGTGGTCGCAGCACAAGGCGAGATAACAGCCTGCCGGAGTACGTTTACCGGGTCGCAAGCAAGAACCGGGTTATCTGGCGTGAGTATGCAGGCAAAGGCCAGTTCTCAGGCCAGATAACACTGGTTTCGCCCAATGGCCGGCCCCTGCCCCATGACGCGCCGCACAGGGACATTCTGGAGGCCTACCAGCGGCAGGTGGCCACCGGCGGCAAGCGCACCCTTGGAAACCTGCTCAGGGACTACATGGCGGCGCCCAGGGTGGCCCCGATCAAGCCGAAGACCCGGGCGGAATACCTGAAGTACGTGGATGCCATTGCGGCCAAGCCGATGCGCAACGGATCCCGCTTCGGGGATGTGGCTCTGGAGAAGATTTCCGCCGGCGTGATCGCCAAGTACCGCGACAGCCTGGCCGACAAGCCCACCACGGCAAACAGGCACCTGCAGTTTCTCTCTGTGGCGTTTGGCTGGGCCATTGAACAGGAGCTGATGGCTTCCAACCCGTGCCAGGGTGTGCGCCGGTACCGGCTGGAGGCCCGGACCCGCTATGTTGAAGACTGGGAATTTGACCTGGTCCAAGGGCTCGCGCCGGACTATGTGGCCGTGATGATGGAGCTGGCCTTTCTGATGCGGGCCCGGAAAGGGGAGATTCTGGCCCTGCGCCGGGAGCATGTGACCGACCGGGGCATTTTCCTTGAGCGCAGCAAGAACAGCGAATCGGAGGTGACCTTGTGGACGCCGCGGCTTCGGGATGCCTACAAGGCGGCCACGGCCATCAACCGGGGCGTGATCAGCCCGTGGTTGCTACACGGCAAGGATGGCGACGCTATCAAGCCGGAGGCCTTCTCCACTGCCTGGCAGCGGCTCATGGCCAAGGCATTGGAAAACGGCCTGAAGGAGCGGTTCACGTTCCACGATCTGAAGGCCAAGGGTCTGACGGATGATTCGGAGCATTGGGCGGGGCATAAATCGGAGAGGATGCGGCAGGTTTACCAACGGCTGGCCCGGGAGAAGCAGGCAACCCGGTAAATTTTTTGATGCCGGTTTTGATGCTGACCCCAAAAAGAAAAGGGCCCGCAAACCTGCGAGCCCTTGTCATGTATGGCGCACCGGGGAGGATTCGAACCCCCGACCTACTGGTTCGTAGCCAGTTGCTCTATCCAACTGAGCTACCGGTGCATGTCTCGTTGCTGTATCGCCCCGAGAGGCTGCGCATTATTCCCAAAGCCCCGCCGGGAGTCAAGCGCCGGTCGCTCAAAACTTCAGCAATCAGTCTTCTGCGGTTTCCATTTGTTTTTGCAGGTAATTTTCGATGCCGACCAGCTTGATCAGACTGAGCTGGGTTTCCAGCCAATCGATGTGCTCTTCTTCGGATTCCAGGATGTCCTTGAGCAGGTTACGGCTAATGTAATCCTGAATGGATTCGCAGTAGGCGATACCTTCACGCAGATCCGGCACCGCCATTTTTTCCAGCTTGAGATCGCATTCCAGCATTTCTTTGGTGTTTTCACCAATCATCAGCTTGCCCAGATCCTGCAGATTGGGAATGCCCTCAAGAAACAGGATGCGCTCGACCAGCCAGTCCGCGTGCTTCATCTCATCGATGGACTCGTGGTATTCCTTTTCATAGAGCGCCTGGAGGCCCCAGTCCTTGTACATTTTGGCATGCAGGAAGTACTGGTTGATGGCCACGAGTTCGTTGCCGAGTGCCCGGTTCAGGTACTCAATCGCCTTGGCGTCGCCTTTCATGGGGTTGTCTCCGTCCGATGAACTTGGGTCTAAACTTGGGTTAACCCCCATTGTTCAGCAAGCAGATGACAGAGACAAGGCAGGAATGCAAAAAAGCGCTTGCAATACAAGCGCTTATGTAAATGAGAACGATTAGTTATGCGGTTTGGGGCCAGTAGACCACCACACCATCAGAGGAAGGGTGCGAGAAGGAGGGTGCCTCGTCTGCGCTACGGGCTTCACGCATCACTTGGCGGGCATGACGGGCACATTTACCACACTGACTTCCAACCCCAAGTTCCCGACGAAGATCACGCAGGCTGTCGCAGCCGTTGCCGACCGCTTCCCGTATATGGTTGTCAGTAATGCCCTTACAAATGCATACGTACATAAGAATGCCATCCCTCAATCTCTAGTGGGCATGCTAACCCTAACGCGAATCATTATCAACTGCTTTCAAGAAAGCATCATTGGCCTACCGGCATGTCGTCATGGTCAAGCTGGCCACTAGTCACATTTTTGCCTATACCGCCTCCTGCCCTGCTCCACCAACCCGCGCACGAATATGACACGCTGAGGGAGCAACTGGTCAGTGAGGGTTGTTTTCCTAGGACAGGAATCAGGGAGTTTTGCGGTGATTCAGGGCAAGGTTCCTGACCGCCGCCGGTTGCGTAGGGTGCACCGAGCCAAAGGCGAACAACACCAACAACCACCCCATCCGTGCAGTTAGCCATAGGCTCAGTGCACCCAACCTTTTTGAAAGACGCGGTTTTTTGCGTTTGCCATCATAAAAAAAGCCCCGCGTTTGCGGGGCTTTTTTCAGTCATTCCAGATCGAGGGATCAGGACGACTTTTTGGCGGCTGGACGCTTGGCTGCCGCTTTTTTCTTGGCTGGGCTCTTGCGAGTGGCAGCTTTTTTGGCTGCCGGCTTGCGCTTGGCTGCCGCTTTCTTGCCGGGGGCCTTGGTTGCCGCTTTCTTGGTAGGCGCCTTGCGTGTGGCCGCTTTCTTACGGGTGGTGGTTTTTTTCTTCACGGCGCGCTTGGCTTTGGCTGCCGCTTTCTTGGCAGCGGCCTTGGCTTTCTGCTCGGCTTTTTTCTGCTCGGCCTTGGCTTTTTTCGCCAGCTTGCGCTCGTGCTCACGCAGCTTGGTCTTCATGTTGCGCTCGGCGGTGCGCAGTTTCTTCACCTCGCGGGTGACCACTTTCTTGGCCGCCTGGATTTCCGCACGGATCAGTTTGGCTTCACCACGCAGATCCTGCAGTTTCAAACGAACGGTATTCATGCGACCACGTGCCGTATCCACTGCACGCTTGGCGGCGGCGGTGGAAGAAGCCTTCGCTTTGTCGCGTTTGGCGGCGACATCGGCGCGCATTTTGGACAGCTTGCCATTCTCGGTATCGATCTTGGCGCGGTGCTTGTCCAGTTTGGCCTGCGTCTGCTCGGCTTTTTTCTGAGCCTGGTCCACGGCTTTTTGCTGCAGCTTTACCTTGGATTCGGCGTTAGTAACGGACTTTGGCAGAGCCGGTGCTTTTGCAGCGGTAGCCTTCTTTGCTGCGGGCTTACGCGCCGCAGTTTTTTTTGCGGCGGCTTTCTTTGCTCGAGCCATGATTGATCTCCTAAGCTATGGCGTTGTCATCAGTACTGCGACAATTCGAAAAATAGCATAAAAAAAAATCAGTTGGTACATTATTTGACCAATTCGTTTTTGTTTTTTTCATTTGCTGCTTTCCTTATTTCCCTGTTCCGCTTTTCTGATTCCTTTTCTGTTTCTTCAAAAACATTTTCAGCAGGCCATCTGATGGCCTGGTAAGCGATCATGAAACCCGCAGAGAAATATTTTTTCAGCTGATTCAAGTTTTATTAAATTAAATCGAGACAGCTCATGACAGGCAAAAGCAACAGAGATATAAAGCCGTGAAGGCGGCTGACAACAGTGGCATCAACCGCACCGATAAGGGTGGCAAAGGAAAAGATATTGACCCCGTTCCAGCAACAACGACTTTCCCATGGCGCCCTGCAACAACGTCGTCGCCTGTTTTCTGTGTAGAAAAGTTACATTCCAGGGTTTTTTTCAGAAAAACAGACTGTAGAAGCGCTGCAGATCAACAGAACGCCCAGCATGAACGCCTATGGTGCACACAGATAAGAACTCTCTGCTCTCAATTCAGGCAGCCACATGGAAACCTCCGAGTCGCTTCCCGCAGGTTCACGCCGCACCCTGGAAGGCTGTCGGCATGCCTGTTGACCAGCTCATCAGGCATGCTTTCCACTGCCAGGTTGAGAAGCGGGCAAAGAAGAGAGTTAAAGGCACAAGAGAAAGTACGATCGCCTGCAGCGAATCACCGACTTATCTCCGCGGTCGGCTGATTACGGCTTCTTGGGGCCAAAGCTGAAATATGCAACTTTTATTAAAAGAAAAGCCCCCGGGAAAAGGAGCCTCCCCATATAACCTGGATAGTGGCGCCGGGTTCACCCTGATGAGCAATCCTGGATACAGGCGGAGATGATAGCCATTACACCCGGAGATGCGGGCACGACAGATCAGCAGGGATGCTTACCCTGCCTCCTGCCATAACGTCGGGGATAGCCGCCCACAAAAAAGGGAAGCCCTCAGGCTTCCCTTTAGTGGTCAATCGCCAGCTGAGGCGACTCAGCCTTTCAGTGCGTCCAACACG